CTCCCACTGGACCCGCGGGCACCTCACGCAGAGATTTTTAACCGCTGCAGAAATTGCAGTGCGAACCAAGGCTGATTTTCACCCATGACCGACGCAAAGACGACCGTCGATTGGGCGGGGATTGAACGCGACTACCGCTCTACAACCCGCAGTATCCGGGAGATTGCCGCCTGGTTCCAGATTTCGGACACGGCCATTCGGAAGCGAGCCAAGGAAAAGGGCTGGGTTCGCGAGGCTTGTTCGCAGGGTTCGCAGGCGCAAACCGAAGCGGCGCCCGCGGTGCCTGCGCCGAAAGACCCGCCCAAGATTGAAGAGGTTATCGGTCGTGGTCGCAACCTGATCGATCGGCTCCTAGATGAGTTGGACGCCGAAACGCTCCACAAGGGCGAGATGGAAGTCATCATCCAGGAGAACGAGAAGGACCCGGCGCGGCTTCAAGCTCTCCGCCAGGCGGTGTCACTCCCGGTTCGCGCCAAGACGCTGCAGACGATCGCGCTGGCGCTCAAGACCATGGGTGAAACCGCGGCTCCGGAAGGCAAGAAGGCGGCGCGAAAGAGCGCTGCAGAAGCATCGACAGCCCCGGGCGGAAAGTTTGCTCCGCGGCCTGGTCCACCGAACCTTAAAGTGGTCGGATAGTGACGGCGCCCGAATGGTCCACTTCATGCGTGGACTGGGAAAAACGGCTTGTTGCGCAGCGCTCGCTGATCCCGTTTAAGCCATTGTTCCCCAGCGAGGCGGAACATGCGCTGAATGTGTTCAAGGCGCTCAAGGTGGTGGACCTTCCTGGCCAACCGACATTCGGTGAGGTTAGTGACCAGTGGGTGTTTGATTTCGTCTCTGCCATCTTCGGCGCCTATGACGCTGAGACGGGCAGGCAGTTGGTGACGGAGTTCTTTCTGCTCATCAGCAAGAAGAACACCAAGTCGACCATCGCCGCTGCGATCATGCTGACGGCGTTGATCGTCAACTGGCGGCATAATGAGGAGCTGCTGATCCTGGCGCCGACCATTGAGGTAGCGCAGAACAGCTACAAGCCGGCCGCCGCGATGGTGAGGGCTGATCCGGAGCTTGACGCAAACGCGGGTGAGGGCGGTTTCCTCACGGTGCAGGACCACATTCGGACCATCAAGCACCTAGGCAATGATGCCATGCTCAAGGTCGTTGCGGCCGACACCGACACTGTGTCGGGGAAGAAGTCAGGCCGTATTCTGATCGATGAACTTTGGGTGTTCGGGAAGCGGCCCAATGCAGACGCGATGCTCCGGGAAGCGACGGGCGGGCTGGTGTCGAGGCCGGAAGGCTTCGTCATCTACCTGTCGACCCAGAGCGACGAACCTCCGGCAGGCGTCTTTAAGGCGCGGCTCGACTACGCCCGTCAGGTGCGCGACGGCACGGTCAAGAACCGCAAGTTTCTGCCGATACTCTACGAGTTCCCGGCGCATATGATCGAATCCAAGGCATACGAGGATCCAGAGAACTTCTACGTCACCAACCCCAACATTGGCCGATCGGTCAGCCGGGAATGGCTTGAGGAAGAGCTGGTCAAGGAGCTCGCTGGCGACCGGACTACGCTTGCGACGTTCCTAGCCAAGCATCTGAATGTCGAAATAGGGCTCAACCTTCGCGGCAATCGGTGGCCTGGCGCTGATTTCTGGGACAAGGGCGAAACGGAAAGCATCGGCTGCACACTGGATTCGCTGGGCGCCTTTCTCGACCAGTGCGAAGTGGTCGTTCCGGGCCTGGACGGCGGCGGTCTGGACGATCTCTACGGGCTTTCGCTGGTGGGGCGGCACAGGGTGAGCAAGGAGTGGCTCTCCTGGTCGCATGCCTGGTGCCACAAGGGGGTTCTGGAACGCCGCAAGAGCATTGCCGCCCGGCTGCGCGACTTCGCGGCCGAGGGCGAGCTGACCATCGTTGACGACGAGCTGGACGACATCACCGCCATCGTGGAAGTCATTCGCGAGGTCAAAGAGCGCGGGCTTTTGGCGTGTGTTTCTGCGGACCCCGCCGGCCTTGGCGAAATGGTCGAGGCGCTGGCTGAAATCGAAGTGACGCAAGAGGCTGGGCTGCTGGTCGGCGCCCCTCAAGGCATCATGATGATGAACGCCATCAAGACAACTGAACGCCGCCTGGCGAATGGGACGTTCAAGCATGCTGCATCGCCGTTGATGTCCTGGTGTGTTGGCAATTTGAAGATCGAAGCGACGGCAACGGCCATCCGAGCCACGAAACAGAATGCCGGTGACGCCAAAATCGACCCGGTAATGGCCATGTTCAATGCGGTGACCGTGATGGTCCGCAATCCAGAGGCGCAAGGACACTCGGTCTATGAGGACCGCGGCCTTCTGATGGTGTGAGGAAGCATGGGTTTTCTGGACTTCTTCCGCCGGGCTGATCCACAGGCGTCGAGTGCGCCGATGGCTTGGGTCGGTGACATCGACATGTTCGACGGGCTCAAAGACCCGCGCCTTGCTGAATTCATGCGCGCCGGCAATGTGACGGACAGCGGCGCGGTCATCACCGTGGCAACAGCCATGAAGAACACGACGGTCCTTCGGTGTGTGTCGCTTATTTCCTTCGCGATTGGATATCTGCCGCTGCATCTGCGCGACAAAGAGACCAAGGAAAAGGCGAAGGATCACCCGCTGTTCCGGGTTCTGCACCGTCGGCCGAACCCGTGGCAGACCTCGTTTGAGTTCCGCTCGCTTATGCAGCAGCGAGCACTGACCCATGGCAATGCGTATGCGCGCATCATCAGGACACGGCGTATCGGCCGCGGCCAAAGCGACGTGCAGTATTTGGTTCCCATGGACCCTGACAAGGTGTCTGTCCGTCAACGCGCCGACTGGGCGCTGGAGTACGACTGGACCCGTCCCGACGGTACGAAGCTGACCCTGCAGCAGAGCGATGTATTCCATCTTCGCTACGGACTTTCGGTCGACGGGCTAACTGGTCTGTCACTTGTTAAGCAGGCAGCGGAAGCCATCGGCCTCGCGATTCAGACTGACAGGGCAGCGTCCCGGCTATTTCGCAACGGCATGATTGTCGGCGGTGTGATGGCTGTGAAGGGCAAACTATCGGACGAGGCTTTCAATCGTCTCAAGGCGCAGATGGACGAGCGCGAAGGCGCCAACCAGGCGCACAAGTGGATCATCGCCGAGGAAGGGCTTGAAGCGAAGCCATTTTCTGGCACTGCGAAGGAAAATGAACGCGTCGAAACGGCCAAGCATCAGATCGAGGAAATCGCTCGACCCTTTGGGGTGCCACGGTCGCTCCTTGGCGTCGATGACACTTCTTGGGGGTCGGGCATTGACGTGCTGGGCCAATTTTTCGTCCGCTATGGCCTCAACCCGTGGTTCGAGGCGTGGCAGCAGGCCATCGAACGGTCGCTTCTCACGGATGATGAGGCTGACCAATACGAGGCCAAATTCAACGAGGGCGCACTCCTCCGCGGTTCTATGGCCGACCAGGCCGACTTCTTCAGTAAAGCGCTGGGGGCCGGCGGGCATCAGCCTTGGATGGATTACGAAGAGGTTCGCGAGACCATGGATTTGCCCGCACGAGATGTAGCGCCCAACCCGATGACAAAGCCAGACAACCCGGAGCCGACCGATGCACCAACGTAATCCGCGCGTGTTTGCCAAGGCTCGCCCCGGCGCCATGCCGATGCCGGCCAGCCGCGACGTTTCCGCGCTCACAAAGCCGCAGGTGTTCGAGAAGTGGTCGGCGGATGCAGCTGGCTTGCGCCCCAACGCTCTGGAGCAGGGGGACAATGTCATCACGATGTTTGATGTCATTGGAGAGGACTTCTGGTCCGGCGGCGGCGTCACTGCCAAAAAGGTCGCAGCTCAACTCCGCGCCATTGGGGCCCGCCCTGTTGAGGTGCAGATCAACTCGCCCGGCGGGGACATGTTCGAAGGCATCGCCGTTTACAACGTTCTGCGGGAGCACCCACAGCCGATCACCGTAAAGGTTATGGGCATGGCGGCATCAGCAGCATCAATCATTGCGATGGCCGGGGATACGATCGAGGTCGGAGCCGCATCATTCATCATGATCCATAATTGCTGGGTGCTCGCCATGGGCAACCGGCACGACATGCGTGAGACCGCTGATTTTCTGGAGCCGTTTGACCAAGCCATGGTGGATGTCTATGCGCAGAGGTCAGGCAGCGATCCCAAGAGGATCGCCAAATGGATGGACGACGAGACGTTCATGTCCGGCTCTATGGCAATCGATCGCGGGTTTGCCGATGCCCTGCTCGATGCAGATGCCGTTAAAGTCGATGAAAAAGCCCAGGCGCGCGATCGGGAGGTGAATGACCTCCGCGCCATGGAACTCCAACTGGTTTCTGCGGGTCACACGCGTTCGGAAGCGCGTGCCCGCATCAACAAAATCAAGGGTACGCCAGGCGCTGCCCATGATGATGCCACGCCGGGCGCTGGCGCCGACTGGTCGGGTCTTTCCGGCCTCCTTGCAACGCTTCAGTCCTAGGAGACATAAAATGAAGCACTCTCCCGCGCTCGCCATGCTGGCGAGCTCGACGGCGCTCGTTCCCCCGCGCGCCATCACTGGCCTCGGCCTTCGCGCCGACGCCAACGATCCCAAGGCCATGATCGAAGCGCTGAACCGCGCCTTCGAAGAGTTCAAGGCTGCCCACGACCAGAAGCTCAAGGCCAAGGTCGATGACACGGTGCTGACCGACAAGGTCGATCGCATCAACACGGCCATCGGGGATCTGCAGAAGATCATCGATGACCAGAACGCAGTTATCGCTGCTGCCCAGATGGGCGCGGGTGGTGAGCAGGTCCGCGACCGGGACTATTCGGACGCCTTCAATGCTCATTTCCGCAAGGGCACCGTTGAAGCAAGCCTCAACAAGGGCACCGCATCTGAAGGCGGCTACTTCGCCCCTGTCGAGTGGGATCGCACCGTCACGGATCGGCTGGTGCAGGTTTCGGCCATGCGCCAGATAGCAACGGTGCAGCAGATCAGCGGCACGACCTTTTCGAAGCTGTTCAACAGCCGCGGGACGGGTTCTGGCTGGGTCGGGGAAACCGCTTCCCGTCCTGAAACCACTACCCCGGCGATTGGGACGCTGAACTATGCCACAGGTGAGCTCTATGCGAACCCGTCGGCTACGCAGCAGTTCCTCGATGACGCCGAGATCGACGCCGAGGCATGGCTGGCGAACGAAGTCGAAACCGAGTTCTCCTACCAGGAGGGCATCGCCTTCGTGTCCGGCAACGGCACGAACAAGCCCAACGGCTTCCTCACCTATGCGACCGGCGCCGCAAACGCCGCTGCGCATCCTTGGGGCGCCGTCTTGATCCCGGTCACCACGGCCTCGATCGCTGCCGGCATCACTGTCGACAATCTGATCGATCTCGCGGCCGCTCTGCCCCAGGACTATAGTGGTGATGCCCGCTTTGTCATGAACCGGGCAACGGTTTGGAGCTCGCGCAAGCTCAAGGACACCACTGGTCAGTACCTCTGGCAGCCGTCGGTGGCAGCCGGCCAGCCTGCAACGCTCCTCGGCTATCCGATCACGGAGATGCCGGCGATGCCCACCGTCGCCGCCAACGCTCTGCCAGTGGCCTTTGGTGACTTCAAGCGCGGCTATCTGATCGT